TCTTATCATTTCCTTTTCGTAACTTTAAAGGGTGTGTTCTTTTTAACTGAATTTGGGTCTCCTACTTTCATGTTACCATGTTTCGGATTAAACATCTTTTTATGTGTTTGCCAGTACTCTGGTGCACCAACCCTGAAGTTTTTACGAAGTGTTGCTTTATACCAAAAGACACAATCTTCTATTTTATTACTTTTAGACGTATTATCCAATACCAAACATTCGTAATTTTCCGTACACGAATCCATAACTTTATTAAACATCTCAAAAGATGGAAAGATACCAAAAAAGTTTTTAAACAATTTTTCCCTATTTTGAATAATATTTTCACGTAAAATGAAAATGTAATCTATATTTGCCCTGAGCGCAGGTGGTAAATCCATACAGTACTGCATGGTTAACATGAAAAATATCTTCCAATGACGGCCATTCATAAAACATTGACGAATACATGTATCTTTCATAAACTTAGAATCATACATACAGTCATCTAAAAGAAGAAAGGCTCCACAATTTTTTTTACCTGCACCAACTAACCTTTTTTGTCTATCCATTACACGTTCAATAGCTTCTCTATCGTAATCACCGTATATGAATAAATCTGGTATATACTGTTGATAATAATGATTACCTTCTTCTGTTGCTGATAAAACTATACCCGCTGGTAAATGTTTTTTATGGTACAGAATATCAGTAACGAGGGTTGATTTACCCGTATTACGTTTACCTATAAAAACACAGACTTTATCATCTGCCATTCTTTCAGGTTTGAATTTTCTCAACTGAAGATTCATCTATAATATCGTGTCGTTTTATTTCATAAAATTTTACTCACATAAAGTAAGAATGGCTGGTCGATTAAACCTTGCTATCACGGGTATCCAGGACCAATGGCTTACTGGGGAACCCGAGTTTTCATATTTCCTGATGAATTTTAAGAGACATACTAAATTTTCAATTGAAGCTATAGAAACACCTTTTGATGGTGATATTGATTATGATGCATCGGTAGAATGCCGTATACCCAAAAACAAAGGGGATCTTATTCGAAGTACAATGCTTAAATTTACTTTACCTAAACCAACTACACCGGATAAATCATTTGCAGTGACTGCTGCTGATGGTAAATACTTTATAGATGGTGTTTCCCAAGATACACTTACACTGTATGAAGGCGCCACGTATACTTTTAATGTGAACGCATCTAGTCACCCGTTTTATCTATCTGAAACTATTAATGGAACCCGTAATGGTGGTTCTGCGTATGAAACTGGTGTGACTGGTGGTGGTGCACAAGTTGGTACTGTTACATTCGTTGTACCAAGAAACGCACCTTCCACGTTATACTATTACTGTTCTGCACATTCAAATATGGGTGGACAAATAAATGTGAAAACGCTTCGGTACCGTGAATCTATAGGTGCACAGGTAATAGATTACGCTGATCTTGTTATTGGTGGACAAACTATAGAAAGAATAACGGGTGATTACATTTACATGTATGATCAAATACACAGTAACAAAGATGATATTGATCAAACACTCTACTTCTTAACGGGACACGGTAATTATATAGACGTTACATACGATTGGGATTATAATGTATTTTTACCCTTTTATTTCTTTAGAAACCCAAGTTTAGCTATACCCGTGTGTGCTCTAACAAAACAACAAGTAGAAGTACATATAAAATTTAAAAAACTCAAGGATGTAACAGTATCGTATACAAGAACAGGTGGTGCACTATCAGATCCACCTTCAGTTGTCTCTTCATCTATCAAAACGGTTTCTCTCGTGACAGATTTCTTCTTCATTACCGATGATGAAAAGAGTTTTCTATTTACACGTCCTATAGAATACGTTATAACTCAAGTACAACTGTCTCAATTCAAGTTTAACGCTGGTATATCAAAAAAATCTGGTATGCTTAACTTTAAAAACCCGGTCAAAGAAATGTTTTTTGTGGCCGTTAGTGATGACGTGTATAAATACGAACCATTAAAACAAGTTACCATGAAGTTTAATAATAACACAATTATAGATGCCGATAATTTAATGTTAAGTTATGAACAACCATTAAAGTATTACACGGGGACAACGGGTAATAATTTTGGTGTCTATAGTTTCTCAATGAAACCAGAAACATATTATCCGACTGGGCAAGTTAATATGAGTAGAATAGCCCATAATTTGATAGAAGTTGAACTCGATTCACCAGACGCTAGTTTCGGACACAAAGTTTACGTATATGCTGTAAACTATAACGTCTTACGAATACATAGCGGACTTGGAGGTTTAAAATTTTAGTCAGTTATACTAGTAATGGCTGGTCGTGTTCAAATACAAACATCCGGTCCACAGGACGCCTTTTTTACAGACGACCCCGAATATACATATTTCATAAAGAATTTCCAAAAACATAGTAATTTTGCACCATTCTTTATTGATTTAGACGTTGATGGTGATGTAGAGTTTGGTAATACTGTGAAATGTACCATCCCCCAAAACCAAGGCGATCTTCTTAAAACCGTGAGCATGAAAGTTGAATTGGACTCTATATCCCAGAGCTTAACATCGGGGTATGATGGATTTGGGTACGTCGAGTCTATAGGTCATGCAATGATTGAGTATGCAGAAATTCTCATAGGTGGTCAGGTTATTCAACGTATACCAAGTGATTTCTTGGCTATATATTCTGATAATTACGTCACGCAAACAAAACAACATAATTTAGATAAACTTATTGGTAAACCACCTTTAGAATTATCTGGTACACCTGTCTCAAACAATGATATATTAGGGTATCTTGGCTTTGCTACATCTAGTCGAAAGTATTTTGTTGATATCCCATTTTACTTTTATAATAATACCGAACTCGCTGTACCACTTTGTGCTATAACAGGGCAGGAAATTGAAATTGTTATTAAATTAAGGGATGTAAAAGATTGTATATACGGTAAACATACATCAGATGAGGAATCGTATTATACTGGATTATCACCAACTGGTCTTATAAAGAGTTTAAAATTAACAACTGAAATGATTTCTTTAGATGAAGAAGAAAAACAGATGTTATCAAGTAAAAAAATAGATTATATCATCACACAAATACAGGAAAGTAATACAATTATACCTGTAAACACAACATCAGTTTTTAAACATAAACTCGAATTTAAAAACCCAATAAAAGAACTCTTTTTCGTTATTCAGCGTATAAGAAAAGTTGTTAATGGGTTTTTCGTAAGTTCTTTTAATTATGATTCACCAAATCAGGTTGTTAATAACATATATACAAATTATGAAAATCTAAATGATCTTGAACTTACACTCGACGATTCTACAATTTTAAATAAAATTACTGGAAACGCTATAAACTTACGCGCAATTCAGAGTGGTATACATCATTCAAGAACGCAATTATTTAGAAGATATTATTCGTATAGTTTTGCACTCGAACCGGAACGGTGGTATCCAACAGGTCAAAGAAATTTTAGTTTAATTAAAGAACAGATTGTAAATCTCAATTTACACCCAGATAGTGTTGCTGAAAGAGAACTTAGAGTTTTAGGCCTAAGTTATAACATACTCCGTGTAGAAAACGGAATTGCTAAAACTCTGTTTAATTTATAATGAATCAACAAGAAAAAGACGCAACTGAAAACTTAATTGAGCAAGTCCAGGACTCTGCTATTAACATTATTCAACCCGTACTTGAAAGAACTATGGTTCTTGCAGCCGAATACGCCAAGGCTTCCGGTAGAGATATGGTACTTGGTGAAGATTTGGAATACGCCATGAAATATTGTGCCATGAACGAAGTTGGTAAGAAAATGGGAACACATTTCCCAGAAATATATGAAGAGGACGATTCAGAAGAAGACGACATAGAAATTGAAGATGAAGAAATTCCTTTTACGCGATACACAGGGCGCGAATATAAGTTTGTCAAAATGAATATGGCGTATGATAATTGGGATGCGTGGGAACCAAAAAATCCGTCAGAATTAATGTTAAAAAATGCTATAGATAGTAATGAACACATCGGAACCTGAAGGGTACGAAGGAACGTCTAAACATTTTAAATTATATGATGACGATGATAGTTCTGATACTGAAAGTGATTCTGATACAGAAACAGATTCAGGGTCCGATTCGGGAATAGAACGTATAAATGTCCGTATGTTAAAAGGATATATGAAACCAAAACACTATAAAAAAATTTTAATAGAAGAAGATTTACTCCCCGATTAAAATCTCAGGATACTATATATAAAAATGTCTACTGCTGCTGAAACTGTTACGCTCGTCGCTCGTGAACTCGAGTCCCAATCTCTCAACGCCGTCGTTGCCGGCTTTTCCTTTGCCGCCGCCCTCTCGTGGATGGACTTGGTCAGGTGGACTGTTAACCAAGTTGTTAAGGTTAACAAGAACGGTGGTATGAACTACACTCTTACTGCCTTGTTTACGACACTCTTGTCCATCTTGGTCTATGTTGGTATCTCTCGTGTCTCTACACGCGTTCAAAAGCCAACTCAACCAATCTTCGCGGTTACTCGATAAGTTTAGGCTTACGCATAACCAATAATAAAAATAAACCGGTTGCAACTACCATAAATATTGATATAAACGCATCCCATCTACGCGGATCCTCTATTTCGGGGATACTCATAGGTGATGGAAGAGGAGAAATATAGTCTTCTTCTATTTTAGATACATTCTCAAGTTTATCAGTAGAACACGTGACTGCAAGCTTAAGTATATGATTAGCATTTCTAAAATCGTATGGTATTAATCGATTATTACTACTGTAATAAAACTGAACACGTAAACTTGATATCGTTTTTTGTGACCCAGAATCAAAGTTATGTTCAACCGTATCGTCAACACCCGAAAAGTTAATCACATCACCACATAAGAGTATACGTCCTGTATAAAAGGGTGTTTCTGAAAAGACAGTTTTGTTAAATTCATCAGAACCACTACTCATTTTAACAATGATTGCATCTGGACCCTGTAAATTAATACTTCCAGTTTCCAATGAATTCGATGACGATGATACATTTGAAGCCGGTAAACCTAAAATATCATGTGGAGTTGTATACCCACTACTTGAAGTAGATGCATAACCGTTCGTACCACCATAAAACAAAAATGTAAAATCACCCGAACCCGTAAAAGTTATAGCATTCGTATCTTTATCAAAAGTTGCATCCGTAATTATAGTACATTTCGTATTAATGTGTGCGGCTAATTCTTCACCACTATAGTTTCCAGTGTCTAAGGTTACAGTTTGGGTACTCCCCCCGTTTGTCAAAATATCAAATGTTTTATTTCTATCGTGTATAAGGTATTGACTATTATGTATACGTGCTGATATAAGTGAAATTTTAGTCACATCATAAATTGGATTTTTTAGATGGACGACATAATCACTTGGATTTGAGTATAGAATAGGATCTCTTTCACCACTGTCTATATCTAAGGTATGTACCTTCATTAAAATATAGGAGTATTATTTTAATGAGTGTATATCACGTTTTTATTTTAAATTAAGAAAGACTATGTACTAATGGGTTACTTGCAAGTTGTCTTCTAGCTGTATCCAAACTTGTACTGGATGCATATGGATTCTCGTGTCCCTTATAAGCATTGAATTTATGGTAATCGTTGTTTCTATATTGTTGTGTCCAAGCACCATTCGCAGCATTTACTCTACCATCAATTCTAGATGTATCGGAACGAACACTCGTAACCATACCTCCTTGGTTAAGTGCATCGGCGCGAACGTTCATTCTCCCTGGACCCGCAGCTCTATTTGGTTTACCACGGCGGTCGTCTGGTCTAAAACCATATTTCGTGAGATCTTCGGCCGTATATGCAGAACCAAATGTTCTCTTTTCACCAATTTTGGTAGCTGGGGCATTTAAGTAACCACCCATAAAATTACTTATACCTGGAGCAGGTTGGTTATTGTATTGATATTGTTCAACAGTACCATCCATTTTGTTACGTGTTGGTTCCTGAGCCCGAGTAAGTGCAGAAACGGTTCTCTTCGCGGATGCATAATTTAATGTATCTGTTCTCAAACCCGTTTCAGATCGATTCGTTGTTCTCTTTGTACGCTCATGTTCTGCTCGGGGTGTTCTACCACCCATACCCTGTGCTCTACCTGGTACAGGGGGGAGACGACCGTGTAAAAACGCCGTCTTTTCTGGTCTATTGTTTGCAACTTCCCCGACAATACCACGACGACCACCATTTACATCAAAAGCTGGACCAGACCTACCTGGTAAAGTTGTTAAACGATATGCACCGACATTTTCGGGATTTACACGAAACAGTTGTTGATTCCCCCCAAATGCAGGAACTTCTGGACCAACACCTAAACCTGGACCAACAAGTTGTTTTTCAACTGGTGATAAGTTATTCATTGTACCAGCATCATACATGCGATTTCTCATGGATAAAATTTCACCCCCCGAAGAACGTTGTTGTGGTGCAATTTCAGCAAATGAACTCATTTCTTGTTTAGATATATAATTTGGTTCTACAAGTGGTGATATTGGACCCGAATATTCCGTTTGTGAAGCGACTTCCATGTTGGAAAAGTCCGATGCAACTTCCGCTTCTTCTATAGTATTACCTTCTACTGTGTATTTTTCGTTTGGTTGACTCAATTTTCGACCGGCATAAACTAAACCGGCTATAGCCATTATAGATATAGGATCAGCCATTCTTATTTCTTAGCGAGATTTTTATTGAGGTATCTTTGCTGAAATAATCCGTTCTGCGTTTCCGCACGGGTACTTGATGGTTCATATGTTTGTGTTCTGAGGGGTACTTTACACTCAACGTTTTGGAGTGGGTGAAAATTTCTTTCATACGTTTTCGCCAAAACTTTATTAAAACGAGACGTACTTTGTGGTCTAAGTCTATCAGATGTTTCTATATACTGTGCTGGTGAACCTTTACCGGCCATATATGGGGCCGTACCATACAACATAGTATTTGGTCTACTTGAGCCATAATTAAGAGTACTGGGCTGAGGATATACAAAAACTTCTTCGGTTGCGCACACGGATGGAACCGCATGGTCTTTAACAACTTTCATTCCTGGTTGGAGTTGATACGCCATTTACTATTACAAAAGATTTTGTTTATGGAAATCGAGTATCTACTAATGTTTTGAATGTAAAAATTTAAGTTACAGATGGTCTACTTGCGGTGATTCTCGCATCTCCATTAGGTGAGAGTCCTGCAAACGCTTCAAGTTGTGCACCTCTTGCATTTGGGTTGCACATGATAGGATTTTGACGACACGTATCACCCCTTTTACCGTGTATAAATTCATAATATGGTGTATTACCTAAAGATGTATCTGGCATACTTACAAATTGTCTTGATAATGCATTTCTTTGATATTCTGGCATTGATGAGCGAGAACGAGCTGGGCCATATTTAATATCGCCTGTAATATAATTATTTACATGTTTCTTTACAGTTGGGTAATGACACGATTGGGGTCTATCTGGTCTATCTACATAATCGGACATGAGAACATTTCCCATGGGATTATCTTTTGTTGGCATAGAGCATTCTTTACCTATATTGTTATATTCAGGTTCTGGTACAGTGGTTGTATTCTTAACCATGTTTGATTTCTCCATTATATAAAGAACACCGAGTGCGGTTCCACCTAAAACGAAAATACGTGGATCGCGTCTTATAAGATAAATTATACAAGATGCATAAATAATAAATCGAGCTGATGCATTAACACGGTCTGCTGAAGATTGTGTCTTTGACGGCCAAAATTCGTGAACTTTGTCTACACGAACCAATTGTTTTGGATCCTCAAACCAAGATGTCATTTATATATAGTGAGTTTATTTTTTCATCATACCACCCAACATACCCTGCATCGTTTTCATCAACGCAGCTTCGTCAAGTTCACTTCCATCTTCACCCATTTTATCTGCACACTGCTTTGCAACTGTTTCAATCATGGAAAGTGTGTCTTCTGGGATAGAACTAATGGTTGTACCAAGCATGTATAACGTCTGAACATATTGCCAAATCGCACTTTTTGTATTTTCAGAGGCGGATCCCCAATGTTTTTCGAGGTTTACACCTTTCATGAAATCTAAATTCTTAGATTCTTCGATGAAAAATGATTCGTCTTTAGACGAAATCTTATCGGCATATGGAGTAACACCTTGCATAAACCCATCTACAACTAAACGTGGGTTCGAAGCTTTCATTAAATCGAAAGCCGATAAACACTTTTTCAAGCCTTTTTCTTCTGGAAATGTCTTGTGTAATTCCACAAGAAATTGACCCATCATATCATTGAATGCAGTCACGGAAGTCATATTATACTGTAAATATGTATATTATCTTTAAGTCAGAAAATTAAAATGGTTCCGTTGATATGGTCTCTTTCTTACCTAGTCCGTTAGTAACAATAAAAAATACTAAAATTGCGGTGAGTGTAGCTGGTTTCGTGTATGCACTCACTGGAAGCTTACCTTCGTTGTTGATCTTTGCTTTAAAGTGTATGTATCCTGCGGTTATAACCCCGGCGATTATTCCGGCCCACGCGGGGTCTCGTAAATAGTCTTCAAACTCCATTTAATAATACCCAACTTTTTTTGCACGGGTCTCTGATGCATCTGGAAATAAAACCCCTTCTTCTTCCTGTTGTGGTTGTGGTTTTGTGGTAATAGTTCGAAATTCGTTATCGAATGGAGATGTACGCTCTTGTTCTGGTTCCATTATTTGTTCTGGTGTTGAAGGTTCCATTGGAGCTTCCATTGGAGCCTCAATTGGAGCTTCCATTGGAGCCTCAATTGGAGCTTCCATTGGAGCTTCCATAGATGGTTCGGTATCAAATGGCTCTTCTGACGTTTCCTCTTCGTATCCATCAATCAGGTCGGGGTCTTCAGAATCACCAACTTCAGCTTCATCGAGGTCCAAATCCTGTCCCTCTTGTGTTTGAGACATATACGTTTGTAAAATCTGTTGCACTGGTATGAGTTCTTTTACAGTGGTTTCTATACACACACAAAAACGTTCATATAATTTGTCGTTTCTAGCATGTTCGTTTTGTGTTTCGTGATAAATGTATGGGTCTCTGTATAAATCTTTGGCTACGTTATTATAACACGTTTGAACAAAAACTTCATTTGTTGGAAGTTTCAGTGAAATTTTCTTATTATCTTTATTCAATCGAACTGCGGATAAAATTTTAACACAACTTACAAAAACTGCAGCCAATAGATCGTTAAACCATGCACATCTATTTGTTATATTATCAGTGTGTTGTTTAGACATGGCATCACTCCAATTTGGAACTTCTTTTAAAAGTTTTTGGTACATTACAAGAACCTTTCTACCTTTTGTGAGTTTGTATGCTTCTTCATACATGGTTTCGTACGTTTCAATCATAACTGGGCACATAAGTAAACATAATTGACCTATGTATTCACGTTTTGCCTCGACGAGTATATTTAAAGGGTCGCTCATATTTGTAGTATATTTACATTATTAAACTTTAAGTCTCACGCATTTCTCCTGTATTTATTTGCTGCTTTTTTAAGGTTTACGAGGGTGGGAAAACTCTCTGTATCTTCTGAATCTTCGTGTTGTTCATTTTTTCGTGATTTTTTTTTCGGTTTCCATGAAATACATAATTCGTATTCGCCTATAATCTGAACTGTAAATCCACCTATTTCAAATTGTCGTTTTATATACTGTAGTGCTTTTGCTCTGTTAAAATGGGGATACCCCATAACAAAAGAAGGTATTTGACAAAACAAATATTTATGACCCAAATCTACTGATTGGCGTATCTTCTTTGAAATCTGTTCGTAAATTTTGGTATACGTTTCCTTTTTCAATTGATTTCTTTTTTCAGCTATACGTGTTATTTCATCAATACTGATCATTACAATTTATAGAGAACTTTTAAATTTGAATTTTACCGTACATGGTTTGTGGATCTGATATGACTTTCTCAATGATTTTACCATTTTTAACCAGGTCAATTTCACTCTGTCTAACTTCTGTATAATCTTCAAACTCTTTACCAATTATAGATTTTTGATAAATACTTGGATCGGATGGTGGTCTATAATCAATGGGTTGAGTACGAAGACTTATAACGGTAGCCTTCCCATCAGTAATTCTCATATCAGACGTTACTGCAAATCCGAGTGCAAATCCTTTGTGTTTAACTGACATAAACATACACCTGTATATTTCCTGTTTCGAAACGGTATGTGTATATTTCTTCACGGAAGTTGTTTCAATAATGTAAGTACAAAGACCAGTTTTTTTAGAAACTTCTTTATTTGTTGCAAGTACCATTTCCTGCATGAGATCATTAGATACTTCGACATCTTCTCCAGATTCCTCATATTCAGATAAATCTATTTCGTTATCTTTTATTGTTATAGGGTCCTTTGGTTTAGTGTAACCAGAGAAACCAAATTGTTCTGTAAACATTTCCGTCCTGGACATGGTCATGAGTATAATAAGTATTAACAATATCAATACTATAGTATTCATTATTTAATATTAATAATTATTTTTATTTTATTTAAATTGTCTAATAAAAAAGTGATGAGTATCGAAAAAATTTATTTTTGAAAATAAAGTAAGTCATAGCAAGGACTTTGTTTAAAAATAAATTCTTTTTCCTGGGGGGTAATCACTTTTTTGTTGGATAATTTACATATTTATTTTACAGTTTCCTGTATGTATAAAAAAAATGTATAAAATGTGTTTTTTTCAGTGAAAAAAAGTAAAGTCTAATTTAAGATATGTCCCTTCTAATTTATAGTCCACAGTGTAATCATAGTTTGGATATAATTGACTATATTAATAAACATTCACAGCTCAAGCAAATTGTTAAATATCATAACATTAATAAATTGGGTATACCGCCACAATATAGAAATAAAATTACACGTGTTCCAACAATGCTTACAAAAAACGGTAAACTTTTAGTCGGTAATGAAATACGAAACTGGTTAGAATCACTTTTACCCGTACAGGAATTAGAGACGTGTAATTTTGGTGGTTGTTCAACAACAACTTTAGAAGGGGAAGGTTCAGGAGACTTATTTGGTTTAGATGATTATGGTAGAACTTTACAACCCGCCATGACACCAGAACTTGAAGATAAGATTAATCAGAGTGTATCAGATGCATATAATAAGAATATAAAGAATTAAAACTCGTATCTTTCAGATATGAAATTGGCAACAATTCAGGCGAGTGCCATAAAATCAACATTTGAAGTACTCAAAGATATACTCAATGATGTAAATATATACTTTAAACCCGATGGTATATACATCGTAACTCTAGATACAGCTCGCACATCACTGGTTGATATGTATCTCTCATCGGATAATTTCGAAGAATATACATGTGAAAACGATATAATTGCGGGTATAAATGTCGCGAATACATTTAAACTTCTTAAATC